CACAGGGGTGGTTTTTCATGTATAATACGGGAGTAGTCAATCACAATGACATGACACTTGAATGATTCCTCTAACTCCATCTGATCTTCAGAGACCAAAAAGAATTTCGTCTTTAGTAGATTGTAAATTAAAACTTTTTTTGTATTGTATTAATGATGTTTTATTTTTAAATCCCGAAAGTATTTCTGCATTATCAGATGATGAAATTTCTCTTGTGGATGATGAAATTTGGTTATTGTATTCAACACTTAAAGTTAAAAAATCTTATTTTGAATCTTTAGATTTACCTGAGTATCATGATGATTATGAACAACTTGAAAAAATTGTAAGAAAAATGGTTATTGCAAAAAGATTTATCAAAGAGATTGATAGAGAAAAATACTTTCGTCTTTTTAAAAGGTATGATCTACTTTCCGAAAAATATACGAATAGAGAAGAACTTAATTTTTTTATGAGTTCTATTAAATCTAATATCGCTAATATGTTCACTAGTAAATCTCCTAGAATTTTTTCTAGAATGTGTGAATATATGCTTGATAATTATGGTGATGATGGATTGAATAAAATCACAGGATCTGTTATTTTTGATAGGGTTGACTAAATACAGTATAGGGTCTATAATAGACCTATCGTTCATCAGAGGAGACTCTGACGCAAGTAAGTCGCGGAACGGAGCGTTCATCCCATGTTAGAACTATTATTGTTCACAACCCTCACTTGTCAGGAAACTGATGCTATCATACTGCGAATGCAGGCAAATGAAAACATTACTAATTCTCTTAAGATTGAGTTGGTTGAGATAATGAAGGAGTCAAATCCTAATTGTTACTGGGACGCAAACGACTAAAGGAACGGGCCTAAAAATCCAATTACTTTAGGAGTAAACAAATGAACACACTTCAAATGATTAAAAGGCAGATCAACAAAGCATCTGCACTACATAACGCACAAATTTCTCACACCTCATATCGTGGTGTTGAGTATGATACTCGTTGTGTAGAGTCAAAAGAAACACACGGTACATTCTGTTATCGTGGTCGTATCTACGAAAAGTGATTCACTTACGTTAAACTGTCAGGGGGTCGCAAGACCCTCTTTTTTTATGCTATAATAAAATTTGAGATAGAAAAAATGATGGACAGGGAGTATTGTGAAGAGTATTATTATTGTGCTAAACGTTATAAATTTTCTTTAGTTCATCCATTGAATATAGATTTAGTTAGAAAATCTATTGGGCCGCATACTATATTCCGTACCCCTTCGTCTTTAGTAATAGAGAATATGGGAGTGTATCAGATGTTATTTGATATGGGTCGGAAATATGAAAGTGACAATAATAAAAGTTGGGAAGGGGGAGAAGACATGGGTCGTTGATCGATACTTCTTTTATGCTATAATGACATCGAAGTAATGTGGTATATGGAAAAAGAAAGAGTTAATTTGATTATTCGTAATTTAGAACTTCTTTTAGATTCTCTAAAGGCAGAAGTAAATTCTGATAGAGATGATAAGGTAGACTATATCCCAAATAGTGGATATATTGAAGATTACGATGAAGTCTTTGAGGAAGAAAATGACTGAAACAAAAAAAGCAAAAGAACTGGTAAAATTGCTTGAAAGGCTGATAGAGAAAGATTACCTCTACAGTGAAGAAAACATCAGAGAAATGAAATCACAATTGCGTTCGGTAAAACAACAAATTGCTGATATAGATAAAAATAACTCAAAAGGATTTGGAGCATGAATGTAAAATTAATCAGTATTACACCTGATGCTGAAAAAATGATGGGATATGTGGCACGAGTGTCAAATCCTTCTAATCAAGAGAATCCAAAGGTTGCTGGTCTTCTTAAGTATTGTGTAAAACATCAACATTGGAGTGTCTTTGAGCAATCATTCATGACTCTTGAAATTGAGACCACAAGAGGACTCGCAGCTCAAATTTTGCGTCATCGGAGTTTTACATTTCAAGAATTTTCACAACGGTATGCTGATAGTTCTCTGCTTAGTGAGAAGATTCCCCTACCAGAACTTCGTCGTCAAGACACAAAAAATCGTCAGAATTCTATTGATGATATTGATCCCTTTGTCCAACAGAAGTATGAAATGTTGATGCAAGATCACTTTAGAGATGCAATGGCATTGTATCAGACAATGCTTGATGAGGGTATTGCAAAAGAATGTGCAAGATTTGTCCTTCCTTTAGCAACTCCTACAAGACTTTATATGAGTGGTTCTTGTCGTTCTTGGATTCATTATATTGATTTGCGTTCTGCTCATGGAACTCAAAAAGAGCATATGGACATTGCAGAAGCATGTAAGAATGTTTTTGTAGAACAATTTCCAACAGTAGCAGAAGCACTGGAATGGATCTAAATATTTTTATATTGAATTGATAACATGGCAACATATCCGATTATTAATAAAGAAACTGGTGAACAAAAGGAAGTCGTTCTGAGTGTTCATGAATGGCCAAAATGGTGCGAAGAGAATAGTGATTGGATTCGTGATTGGTCAGATCCATCTACTTGTCCTAAACCAGCAGAAGTTGGTGAATGGAGGGATAAATTAGTCGCAAGAAATCCTGGATGGAATGAGGTTTTAAATAAGGCATCAAAAGCACCAGGTTCTAAAGTAACTAAAATCTAATGGCAAGAAGAAAAAGAGCATCTGCAAATGATCAACCCATTGGAGTTGGTCTTACGACAAAGCAGATGAAAAGAAAGAAACCATTAAGTTCTTCATACTTAGTGGATATAGACCCACTTAATGATAATCAAAAAAGATTATTTGATTCTTATAAGGAAGGAAAGCATTTAGTTGCATATGGTTGTGCAGGCACAGGAAAGACCTTCATAACCCTCTTTAATGCACTTAAAGATGTATTAGACGAGAATACACCTTATGAGAGAATATACCTTGTGAGGTCTCTTGTAGCAACTAGAGAGATTGGGTTTCTTCCTGGTTCCCATGAAGATAAGGCAGACATCTATCAAATACCATATAAGAATATGGTAAAGTATATGTTCCAGATGCCAAGTGATGCTGATTTTGAGATGTTGTATGGTAATCTTAAATCACAGGAATCAATTAAATTTTGGAGCACATCATTTCTTCGTGGAACAACACTTGATAATTCGATTGTGATTGTTGATGAATTTCAGAACTTGAATTTTCATGAACTTGATAGTATTATCACTCGTGTTGGTGAGAATACCAGAATTTGTTTCTGTGGAGATGCTCGTCAATCAGATTTAAATAAGGCAAACGAAAGGAATGGTATTGTTGACTTTATGAACATCTTGCGTAAAATGCCTTCTTTTGATATAATTGAGTTTGGTATTGATGACATTGTTCGTTCAGGTCTTGTTAAGGAATACATTACAGCAAAAATGGAATCAGGTTTTTAATGTTTAATCATGTTGATTTGAGTCTCCCTACTCTTGAGAGGGAGACTATTGATGGAGTCAGATATTATTCTGTTCCTGAGGAAAAACAACTCTTAAAACTAGTTTCTATCACTTCGGTGACTAGTCATTTTAATAAGGAGACTTTTGTAAAATGGAGAAAAAGAGTTGGTGATGAAGAAGCAAATCGAGTCACAAAGGCTGCGACTGGTCGTGGAACAGATATGCATACTCTTGTAGAGTATCATCTAAAAAATGAAGAACTTCCAAAAGTTCGTCCTATTTCAGAATTCTTATTTAAGATTTCTAAGGGTACTTTAAAGAATATTGATAATATTCATGCTCTAGAAACTTCCCTATATAGTAAGCAGTTAGGTATTGCTGGAACCGTCGATTGTATTGCAGAATACGAGGGTGAATTAGCAATAATTGACTTTAAGACTTCTAAAAAACCGAAACCAAGAAGTTGGATCGAAAACTATTTTGTTCAATGTGCAGGATATGGATGCATGTTGTATGAAATGACTGGAATACCAGTCAAAAAATTTGTAATTATTATGGCTTGTGAAAATGGAGAATGCGTCGTCTACGAAGAAAGAGACAAATCAAAGTACATCAAACTTCTTGTCGAATACATTAGAAAGTTTGTTACAGATAAATTGGAACTCTATGGAACCGAATAAGGAATTAGAAAAAGCAATTGCAAGTAAATTTCTAACACCATCTAGGTTTGCATTAGAGATTGAAAAGATTGTTGCAGAAGAGAAAATTAATTATATTGATGCAATTGTTCACTACTGTGAACTTAATGAACTTGAAGTAGAATCAGTGACAAAACTTGTATCGAAACCACTGAAAGAAAAACTAAAGTGGGATGCTACGAGACTTAATTTTATGAAAGCAACTTCGAAAGCAAAATTGCCTATATGAAAGTGACCCCATTTGATACCTACCAACATTATTTGTCACTCAAAAATCATTTTACAAATCCAAAATACGACTTCTTCCGATATGGTGCGAAGACCCGTGCAAGTGTCTCTTCATTCAATAAAAGAAGAGACAAGTATTGGTTTGAAAAAACTTCCCGTAAATATAATGACGAAGAAGTTGTAAAATTTCTTGTATCTAATTTCGCATACGCAGACAACCCACAAAATTTATGGATTGGAGAAATTATCAGTTCTGGAGAAAGGACTTATTTGAATTGGACAAAGAGGCAACAGAGTTTGACTTACTTGTTCAAAGAACAAAGCAACGAATTACTCTCGAACAACGAATTAGAAAATCTATTCAGTTGTTCGAAAGGTCATCCAATAATCTTAAAAAGATTTCTTGGTGGGGACATAAGTCTTGAAACTTTTGTAATCTATGATAGAATATTCTCATTCAGAAAGAAGTTTGATAAAGAACTGAAAGATCCTGTATGGGAAACCGTCAGTTTAAAACTACAAAAATATTCTCCCTTTCTAAATATTGATGTATTCAAGTTTAAGAAGATTTTGCGGGACATTGTAAATGAGTGACTTTTTTGATTCTGAAATCATTCAGGAAGAACTGAGTGAAATTAATGAAATGCAAGAAAAAATCTACGAGAGTTTTATTTCTTTCGGAAATATGTCCCGTGAACAAAAACTTGAGCACGTTGAAATACTTTCATCCTTGCTTGAAAAACAGCAAGTAATGTATACAAGATTATCTCTTTCTGATGACCCAAAAGCCATCGAAATGAAAGATAATTTACGCAAATCAGTTTCATCAATGGGGTTTTCTCCAGAAACTGATATGTTGACTTTATTCGGTGATATGAATGCAACGATAAAGTATCTCAAAGATTATATCGAAGATTGACAATTAAGTCTCTATTTGTTATAATATCTAAGTAAATCCAAAAAATCCAAATTAATCTAAGGTAATCTAAATGTCTTTTGCTGATCTTAAAAAGCAATCCAAACTTGGTTCTTTGACACAAAAACTAGTCAAAGAAGTCGAAAAAATGAATAATGCAGGTAGTTCAGGAGATGAACGTCTCTGGAAACTAGAATGTGATAAAGGAGGTAATGGTTATGCCGTTATTCGTTTCCTTCCTGCTCCTGAAGGTGAAGACCTTCCATTCGTCAAACTCTATTCCCATGCATTCCAAGGTCCTGGTGGATGGTATATTGAGAACTCTCTGACAACTCTGAATCAAAAAGATCCAATGTCAGAATACAATACGATGCTGTGGAACAACGGCACCGATTCTGGTAAGGATCAAGCACGTAAGCAGAAACGTAAACTGACTTATGTTGCAAACATCTATGTCGTCAAGGATCCTGCTAATCCTGAGAATGAAGGTCAAGTATTCTTGTATAAGTTCGGTAAGAAAATCTTTGATAAGATTACTGCCGCAATGCAACCTGAGTTTGAGGACGAGGAAGCAATTGATCCATTTGACTTCTGGCAGGGTGCTAACTTCAAACTGAAGGCAAAGAATGTTGCTGGTTATCGTAATTATGATTCTTCAGAGTTTGCCCGTCAGGATGCACTTCTGGAAGATGACGAAGCAATGGAAGCAATCTGGAAGAAA